GTGAACAAGGATTTAGTGGAAATGAACAACCAGCAAACATTGAGCAAACTCAAGCCGTGGGTCAACAACAACCGCCAGTGGGAAGCGTTCAATAATTATATTGATGCTGTGATTGAACTACAGCACAAGGCACTTGAACAAGCAGATGACAATGTAATGATGTATAGGTCACAGGGTGCGATTGCAACATTACGAAAACTCAAAACATTAAGGGATGAAGTTAATGGCTCTGAATGAACAAATGGATATGTTTCAAGACGGTGGTCTAGAACAAGATGGTGGCACAACAGACCCTGTGTCTGGTAATGATGTACCCTTTGGTTCTGCACAAGAAGAAGTGCGAGACGACATACCTGCCCAACTAAGTGAAGGCGAGTTTGTATTCCCAGCAGATGTAGTGCGATACATTGGTCTTGAAAAGTTGATGCGTTTACGTCAAGAGGCTAAGATGGGCCTCAGGATGATGGAAGAGATGGGTCAGATGGGTAATGCTGACGAAGCCATTATTCCTGACGATATACCTTTTTCTGTGACTGACTTAGTTATTGTTGACAACGATGATGATATGGAGTATAATGTAGGTGGTTTTGTTCCGGGTAGCCAACAAGAACAACAAATGGGTATTGCTGGATATCAAGCAGCCCCGGTACAAAGCACCGGCATAGCAGCAACACCTATCGAAGCTGCGTCTCAACAGTTTGTTCCTCCGCCGATAGCGCGACCCGCACAAGCATTCGTTCCTGTACAAACAACGCCTACACCTTTACCAACTTTCGGGCAAATTACCGGACCGGGTGTTCCAGAGGTAGATTTTGAGTTTGCCACTTTCCGCAATGAAGCGGGTCAGGAAATTCAACTGCGTATTAAGAAAGGCAGTAAGGGAGAGTTGCTTCCGGGTGAAGTATTGCCTGAAGGATATTCTTATGTTGATCCCACAGCAACAGCTACGGAAGAAGTAACAACAACACCCACGACTGTGCAAACAGCTACGGTTAGAGAAGACGATCCATCTGACCCTCCTGAAACACCGGGAGGAGCCACTGTAGCATTTGGTGGCACACTTAATAATAGAGGCAGAGTAGATGGCGCATATCTTGGAAACATTTCTTATGAAGGATTGAGTTTTGGTGATGCTCGTTCTCGTGCTATGGCAGGTGCCTCACAGTTCTTTAGTGAGGATAACGTAACTCCGCCTTTACCAGAGGGAGCAACTGCTATTATATCAAATCTACAACTACCAAAAGACCCCGGAGATATTAGACCTGCAGAGGTTATGAATGCACGACTTCAAGTAGACTCTAATTTCTTCAACAAAACAATTGCCAATACAAATGTGACAGATCGACGTGATCTAGAAGAGACAGTTGATTATATTAGGGGTAAATATAAAGAACCATTCTTAAATGATAGCGACAATGTAATTAATGTTGCGCAAGAATTTAGAGAAATGCAAGCAGACAAAGACGCCAAAGCAGCGCGTGAGCAATTGGCTGAAGCACGTAGAAGACAAAGAGAAGATAAAGATGACTCTGGATTTGATCCCATTATTGATACTGCTGTAAGGCAAGCCACAAGAGAAGTAGAGAGAGATTACGACGATGAAGCATTCTCGCCTGTGTCTGTTTCTCAAGCTGAATTAGATGCCGCAAAAGAAAAAATAGAAAGCGATAATTTAGCTGATGACATTGCATCAAGTTACGCCGATGAATCTGGTGCTTACACTGATTATAATTTCCAACAGGGTGGATTAGCTAAAAAATCAAAACCAAAACCCAAAGCTAAAAAGAACATGAAGCGAGGTGGACTAGCTTCTAAAAAATAGTCCGCACATATGTTGGCTACCTGATCCCCCACCCGACGTGGCTACGGTTGGCCCCAACTAGGAGAAGTAAAATGGCAGAAGCCGAAATTATGGCTGAAGAAATGCAGTCACCCAAGAAAGTAGCGTTTGCAAATCGTAAGTATACAAACGAAGAAAAACGCAAGATTGAAGAAGATGAACTTGAGCGTATGCTCAAAGAACAAAAAGGTGAAGTAGAAGAGACCGCTGAACCAGAAGAACCAGAGCCTACAAGTGCAGAAGAGAAAACATTTAAGAAGCGTTACTCTGACTTGCGTAGGCATCAGCAAAAACAAGCAGAAGAATTTAAGACAGAACTTGCAGAACTAAAAGCACAGCTTTCTGCTGCTACTCAAAAAGAAATGAAGTTGCCTAAGTCTGATGAAGACATTGAACAGTGGGCAAAAGACTACCCTGATGTAGCAGCCATCGTTGAAACAATTGCAATGAAGAAAGCACGTGAGCAATCCAGCGCACTTGAAGAGCGTATGAAAGTGATTGACGAAATGCAAAGTTCGGCTACAAAAGAAAAAGCTGAAGCAGAACTAATGCGACTGCACCCGGATTTTGATGATATCCGTGACAGTGATGAGTTTCATCAGTGGGCTGAAGAACAGCCAAAGTGGGTGCAAGATGCGCTATATGAAAACGACAACGACGCACGTTCTGCTGCTAGGGCGATTGACCTCTACAAAGCTGATATGGGTATTGGCAAAAAGAAACCCAAGTCAGACAAAGAAGCGGCCAAGTCTGTGTCCACAAAAGATAGTCGCAGTAAACCGCAAGAAGATGAAACGTCTACATACATAAAAGAGTCTGAAGTGCAAAAGATGTCGCCCCAAGAGTATGAGGCTAAGTCAGACGAAATTATGGAAGCTATTCGTAGCGGTAAATTTGTCTACGACATTTCGGGGTCCGCGCGATGAGTATAATATTCAAGCCCCAAAAAGACATGGAACTGTTTGCTCCATTTGGTCCAACGATGGGATACTATCGTATGCCAGAGGAACTTGTAGACAAACTAAACAGTAAGATGTCAGACAAACTTAAAGATTACTCTGACAACCTTGTTGGTAAAGTATCTGAAGAGTTAGCGTTTGACGAAGAAATAGTAAAGATTGCCCAAGAGGGTTTAGGGCAGTTTGTTGGACAGTATCAAGCATATACTGAATTGAGAAACTCTTTTGGTGCAAAGTCTCTTGATATTGACAACTATAACTACGGACTACAAATTGTTTCAGGCTGGTTTGTACGCCAGTTTGAAAACGAATACAATCCTCTTCACATACACACAGGCTCTCGCCTATCATGTGTAGGTTACTTGAAACTACCGGAAGGTATTGAAGAGGAATGGGAACAAGACTATGAAGACCACCACCCTGCTAATGGTCACATCCAGTTTGCCAGTGGTACAGCTTCAGGCTATACTTGCACAAACTTTGTTGTAAAACCACAGGTTGGAGATTTTTATGTCTTTCCTTCTCAACTGTTTCACTGCGTGTATCCATTCTATACGAAAGGAGAACGTAGGTCTTTCAGCATGAACATGAACTTTCTTGAAGTGCCGAAAGAAAAAAGTGTTGACAAATAGTTATTTTTTTGTATAACTATAGTCATCAAAGGTGTAAGTAGGTTCGCTACCCGCTTACACCAATCTGCAAACAATACAGTCTTACGGATTACCTGACGAGCATGGCCCGTTGAATATTCAGTCGGCCAACTGAATAGAATACGCACCCATTGTGAATCAGCCTCTGATTAGTCTGGTAAGTTTGCATCTGTTAAAATGCCTAACTAGGAGATAACATCATGGCTTTTACTACCGCAGCCGGGTATGGTAATCTTCCTAACGGTAATTTTTCGCCCGTCATTTACAGCAAACAGGTGCAACTTGCTTTCCGCAAGGCATCTATTGTTGAGGCAATCACCAATAATGACTACTTTGGTGAAATTGCACAAATGGGTGACTCCGTTAAGATTATCAAGGAACCCGAAATTACGGTTAAGGAATATGCACGTGGTACGACTATCACGCCGCAAGACCTTGACGACGAAGACTTTAACCTTACTATCGACAAAGCTAACTACTTTGCGTTTAAGGTTGATGACATTGAAGAGGCGCACAGCCACGTAAACTTCCAAGCATTGGCAAGTGACCGTGCCGCTTACCGCCTTGCCGACCAGTTTGACCAAGACGTTCTTGGCTACCTGTCCGGCTTTAAGCAGTCTGCCATTCATGGTGCTGCTAACACTGTTAACGATACCGTTAACGGCTCAAAGGCTGTTACTACTGCTTCCAGTGGTGCCAACCTTGTAGGTGCTGAACTGCTGGCTTCTATGTCGCTTGACGCATCTGACTTTACCAATACCTCTGGCACTGCCGGTGCTGCTAATAGCTGTATTGGTATTGAGCCACGTGCAGGTGGCGCAACGGCTGCTAAGTCCGGTACTGCCGGTAACGCATTCCCGCTGCAAATCATTGCACGTATGTCACGTCTTATGGACCAACAGAATGTTGACACCCAAGGACGCTGGCTCGTTCTTGACCCGGTTTTCATTGAAGTTCTGAAGGATGAGGACTCACGTCTTCTGAACTCTGACTTTGGTGGTTCTGGACTCCAGAATGGTCTTGTAATCAGTAACCTTCACGGTTTCCAAGTTTACTCGTCTAACAACCTGCCGTCGCTGGGTACTGGCCCCGCAACTACCGGCGGTGTTAACTCGTCAAACATGGGTATCATCGTGGCTGGTCATTCTTCTGCTGTTGCAACTGCAGAGCAGATTAACAAGACTGAAACCTACCGTGACCCGGACAGCTTCGCTGATATTGTCCGTGGTATGCACCTGTATGGTCGCAAGATTCTTCGTCCTGAAGCAATCGCTACTGCGGCATACTGCTTGGCTTAAAGGGGGATTGAATTATGGCTCTTGGTGATAATACTACCTCTGTAGCACGGGGTGTTGGCGCACGTGGGCGTCAACCATACATGATTCAGGCAGACCTGAACTTTGCAACTGCAGCAAGCGATAAGGGTACAGCCCTCGCTGCTAACGATGTAATTCCGGGCCTGACTGTCCCAGCGAATACCCTCATTCTCGCTGCTGGTTTTGAAGTAACATCCGCTCACACGGGTACTTCAACCGACACCGATTTTGACTTTGGTATCACTGGCGGTGACTTGGACAACTTTGTTGATGGCTTCGACTTTGACGGAGCATCAGTAGGTGACTACGCATTTAAGGCAGGTCAAACTCCTGTTCTTATTGGCGGCACCGCTGACACCATTGACGTTGAAATCCAAGCCATGACAGGCACGACAACAGGCGGTGTAATCCGCATGTTTGCCGTCTGCATGAACGTGGATGACACGGGTGACATGACTGCTAATGAAGTAGACCGTGACACTCTTGCCTAAATAATATGGGGGGCGGCAGAAGTCGCCCTCCTAACTCTTTAAGGATTTCAGATGGCGTACACATACCTTGACATCACGAATGAAGTATTGGCTCGTTTCAATGAAGTTGCATTGACGAGTTCTAACTTTACTACATCTCGTGGATTTCAGACGCAGTGTAAAAATGCTGTGAACGACGCCATCAACTATATTTTTCAACGAGAGTTCGGGTGGTCATTTAGCCACGCATTGCAAACCGAAACTCTCGTAGCTGGCACTACACGTTATTCATTAGGTGCCACTGTATATAATGTGGACTATGAAACATTCCGCATAAGTAAAAACGACACTCTTGGCACAGCAGGTGTAAGCCTACGTGTCATGGAATATAAAGAGTACGT